ATGATAATAACGAAATGTCTTTTGATGATTTTGTAGAAGAGCTTAAGGGAATTGTCGCATGGCAAGAGGCGTATCGCAGAGAATATGAAGTGTCTATTGGCGATGCGTTTGAAGAAAATGTGAACAAACTTGAAAAATGGGACTGCTATATGCAGTTTGAACTCAATGCAAGGATGTTTGCTGAGTGGCTGATAAAATAGACATTAAAGAAATGATGAGAGGTGTGACGGTTCTGACACCTCGGTAAAATAAAAATTGAGCGATGAAATGGTCGGAGGCCGACCCGCTTGAGGATGACAAGTGTTTTGAGTAATTCGCTGCAAAGTTTTACTTAATCATTCGGATATAAAACACAGGTGTGAAATATCACCTGTGTTTTATTATATTTAGAAAGGAGTAAAAGGAATGGGTGCAAAAGAAAAAAAGATAGAACCTAAAGAATCTTATTGTAGTATACATAGGCGTATGCTACCAATAGATGAATTTTATAAATCGACTAATCCTAATCACGGCAATGGTGTAGTACAATATTGCAAGGGCTGTACTGTTGAGATAATGAAAAGGAATTTAAAGAAATACGATAATCTTGAAAGTGCTTTGTGGGCAACTTGTGCTACATTAGATATACCATTTATTAGGAAGGTATATGAGCGACTTGAAGATAGATTAAAAAACAGTGGTCAAAAGATTACTAATTACATCGGTGTATATTTAACTTTACTGAGTGGTATGAGAAGCAAGTCGGTTACGTGGGACACATTTGGAGATACTGATGTGCCTATGGGAGAAGCTAATAAGTTTTCTGAGGCTGATTTGAGCCGAGAAGAGCAAGTTAAACATCTACTTATGCTTTGGGGCGAAGATTTTAGTGTTGAGGAACTAGGATTCCTTGAATGGAAATATGGTACATATACTAATGATATGAGCTTAACACAATATCAAGCATCTAGATATAGAGATTTGTGTTTGTGTGAATTGGTGATTCACAAGAATGAGGATGTTGATTCAGTCAACAAGGCTATGAATAACAAGTCTAAAATTGCTAAAGACTTGGGTATTGACCAATTTACTATTGACAAAGAAAAAACTGACGCTGAGAAAATAATTGAGAATGATATATATATGATGGAGAAATATGAGCCAGCGGAATATTATGCTGACAAAGACTTGTACAAAGATTATATGTATATTGGTAGAGATTGGAAGAAGTATGTGTTGCGTCCAATTCGTAACTTGATAATGGGTTCAAAAGATTATGAAGTGACGGATGATAGTAAGTATGGTGATGATGATGAGTAATATTATTGAAGATAGTAAATACGGTAAATTGCTCACACAGTATCTTAAAAGAGAAAAAGCACGACCTGTTGTTGTCGATAAGGATTTAAAAAATAAGAGGACAAAACAATGGACTACTTTTTATAGACGAAACATGAATTTATATGCAACGGAAAGGCTAAGAATTAAATTAAAACCTTTTCAGCACATAATGTTGTATTTAATGGGACAATCAGATGTGTTTTTTGCAATATGTTCAAGGGGATTAAGTAACTAAAAAATATCAAATAAACAGAAAGGGGTTTACCCCATGAGCAAGAAAATAACTAAAGAGCAAATAGAATATATTATTAACAATTATGGTAAACAAAATGAGAGAGATATGGCAGATACCTTAGATTTGACGTTAAGGCAAGTTAGGAGAACCATATATAATAATAATTTGAATAAAAACGAATATGGTATTATACAAAGGAGCGACTCGAAGCTAACGCCGCAAGAAAAATGTTTTGTATTGGAAAATTATTCACATATGTCTACCATAGAAATATCTAAAATATTAAATGTTTCTAGAGATGATGTTGCAATATTTGCACAAAGACATAAGTTGAAAAAAGCATCTGATAAATATAAAGATAATGGCACGTTTACATTATCTGAAAAACAGTTTATCATTGATAACTATGCAGATATGACTACTAGAGAAATGGGAAGGTTGTTAAATTCTTCGCTAAGTAAAATTTATTCATATGCTAGAACGCATAATTTAACTAAGAGTAAAAATTATATAGAATTTAGACAACGAGATGAAGGACTAACTTTAAAGCAAAAAGAGTTTATTTTAAGTAACTATTCTGATATGCAATCTAATAAAATTTGCAAAAAACTTAATATTACTTATGAGCAGTTAAGGTCTTTCGCATCTAACCATAATCTAAGAAAATCAGTTCAAGGACATAATAATCCTCATCATTACTATGAGGAGCTTTTAAAAAAAAGAAAAGATAAAACAAACTATAATGTTTTTGATTTTATCAATAATTCCGAAGAAATTAAATTACCTTTGGATTTATTATATAAAAGTAAGTATGGTAAATATTGTGTGAATAGCAACTACTTCAACAAAATAGACAATGAATTTAAAGCATATTGGCTAGGGTTTTTATATGCAGATGGATGTGTAACTATCAAGAAACCGAATGGCAAGAAGTCTTTTGTTTTGAGCTTGGCTCTTGCTATTAAAGATGAAGAGCATATAAAAAAATTTAGAAGTAGTATTCAGTCGGATGCTCCAATTAAGTCACGTAATATTAGAGATGATTTTTACAGTAGCTATATTAATATATGCAATAGAACGATAGTTGAGGATTTAAACAATCTCGGGTGTGTTCCATGCAAGTCACTCAAATTAAAGTTTCCTACAAAAGATACAGTCCCTATAAAATATCTTAGAGATTTTATTAGGGGATATTTTGATGGTGACGGGTGTATACATATTAATACTCAAAAAAGAGAAGTAGGCATTAGTTTTGTAGGAACATATGAATTTTTAAAAGATTTGCAAAACGTAATGTGTAATGAACTAGATATTTCTCATGTAAAGATTTATAAGAAAGAAAATCAACAAGCATATGCTTGTGGGTGGGGAAGTGTCAGGAGTTGTGAAAAAATTTATAAATATTTGTATAGAGATTGTAACATATGTTTAGATAGAAAATTAAAAAAATTTGATATTTTATATTGCTTGGATTAAACAAAATATGGATAGTTTAATCTGAAAGAGGGCAAAATCGGTGAAGTCCACCTTGAGAGGGATAATACCGAGGTAATTATAAATTTTAAAAAATTTATAACACCGTAACGAGTAGTGGTTGAACCTGCGTTTTGTAGAATATAATACCACCAAGAGTGTCCTCCGCACACCATATTATATGTGCGAAAATGTACTCTGTTCTTATACGATAAGGTAAAAGTATAAGAATCATAGGATAAAGAGCCTATGAGATAACAAAAAGAAATCCTTCATTGTTTCGCTCTATTGCGTCATTAAAGCTCTTTTATTCCCATACAGCGAAATTGTAATAACGTCATCGACAATAGACCAAGCAAATAAGATAGTGGACAATAAAATAGAAACAGAATTGATTGGAAAATTATCATCTATTCTTAAATGGATGAAAGAGCAAGGCATGATAAAAATAACACAACCAAAAGATTGTAAATGTGTAGATTTTTGGAACGGTAGTTGGATTAAGGTTATGCCAGCGTTAGATTCATCTAGAGGTGAACGTGCTTCTGTTTTGGTGGCAGAAGAGTGCAGACTTATAAAAAAGGGAATTTGGGATTCTGTATTTAAGAAGATGTCACATCCAAGACAGGCTGAATTTTTAAAGCAACCTGAATATGAGTCCGAAAAAAGTTTACTTGAAGAGTGTCAGGAAATATATATTACTTCAGCATATTTTAAATCGGAATGGTTTTGGCGTAGTTTTGTAAATACTGTAAAAGGATGCTATAATGATAGAAGTATTGACTACAATTTTTATGCTGGCGATATATTTACTTCAATCAAACATGGTCTTAAAACTATTAAAGATTTAAAAAAATCTAAGCAGGATTCGGGTGAATTAGAGTTCCGAATGGAAGATTTGAATGAAATGGTCGGAGAGGGAGAAAATGCTTATTTTACATTAGATATGTTTAAGCGTAATCAGGTTCTTACTAAAGCCTTTAAACCATTTATTTCATCTGAGTTTAATGCAAATGTAAATTTGAAAAACCGACAAAAGGGTGATAATGAATATAGATTACTTTGTGTCGATTTGGCATTTACAGATAATGCACAAGGCAAAAGTGAAGAAGCCGATAGATGTGCATTAGAATGTTTAAGTGTAATTTGCAAAGATAATGGCAAAATAAGTCGGCAATTAGAGTATGTTGAATCTTTAAGTGGTGGCGATGATAAATTAGTAAAAAGAAGAATGAGAGAATTATTTTGGGATTATCAATGTGATTATATTATAATGGATTTGCGTAATGGGGGTGAAAATTATTTTAATGATTTATCAACTCCGTGGCAACACCCCGAAAGAAATGAATGGAATACACACGGATTTGGGTTGTGTATGGAAGATGAATTACAAGTTATACCAACAGGTAAAATCAATGAACTTATGAATAGAACGGTTGACCCTGAATATATACCTTGTATGATTCCAATTCAAGCGAGTGCTGAATTTAACTCTGTTGCATGGAAATCGCTTTGGAAGTCTTTAAATAATGGTGTTTTAAAATTATTGGAAGATGAACTGCAAGCGGAACAAAGAATTGATGCAACAAAATATGCTTTTATGACAAGTGAAGAGAAGGTAAGATATAAAAATCCGTTTGTGCAAACGGATTTATTGATAACAGAAGGTATTAATTTAAGCCAAACTTGGAGAAATGGTACTTTAACTTTGCATGAACCACGTTCAGGACATAAAGATAGAATGTCCGCACTTCAATATGGAAGCATAATAGCGGATAAGATAGAAAATAAATACGCAGTATTACAAAATCAAGATAAGTTTGATGTTGCGGATTATGCAAATTATTTAATTTATTAGAAAGGAGGTCTAGATGTCTGAGAAAAAATTGACGAAAGAGCAAGCTAAAGAAACTGTCGAGTTTGCTCAAAGTTTTATAAATTCTTATTATGGGAATTATGGATTATATACTCCGCAATTATTAAATCAAACTTTAATTGATTTAAACATTACGCCCGAAAGTGCGACTTATGATAAAATAATTAAAGCATTAGATAACGCAAAGTATGATGCTAAAAATATTCAAGGATATTCACAATGGGTAGAATATAATGATATGTTAATGGCAAGAACATTAAGATATTATGCCAATATGCTTGCATTTGATTTGACTATTGTTTGTACTAATGCCGATAAAAAAGATTATAAGAAAAAAGAGTATAAAGAAGATAAAAATAGAGTATATAAGTTTTTAGATAATTTTGATTATAAGGCAGAGTTTCAAAATATGGTGCTAGAAATGCTCCGAAGAGAAACTGTTTTTACATGGTTAAGAACAAATAATGGTAGCGTTGGAGATATTGATTTAGATGACACTAAGACCACAAAAGCACCAAAGTTTACTTTACAAAAAATGCCACAGGAGTATTGTACTCTTACTGGATATTTTGAATATGGATTATTATATGACTTTGATATGAATTGGTTTTTGAGAGCTGGTGTAGACTTAAATGGATATGACCCTACTTTTAAGACAAAGTTCAAAGAAGTATTTACTGATACTGGAGTAAATAGATATGTGCCTACTAATCAGTTGAATCGAAGAGATGGCACATTTGCTTATACTGTTCAAACATCGCCCGATTCGGGTGCGTGGTGTTTTAAATTCGATACAACTAACTTCAACTCAGTCCCATTTTTAGCACCAGCGTTACAAAATTTTATAAACGATAGAGAAATTCAAGCGTTACAAAAGAATAAAGATATTGCCAGTGCGTATGGACTCCTCGTTGGTGAATTGAGAATGATGGACAAGCAAAAGAGCGGTCAAACCACAGACGCTTTTGCAATTAATCCAACTACTTTAGCAACATTTTTAAAGTTAATACAACAAGGTATGAAAGCGTCTATTAATGTAGGTGCAATGCCGTTAGAGAATACAGATTTCTATCAGTTTGAAGATAAAAACGAGGATATGTATAATAATCAACTTTCGAGTAGTGTTGGTGTAAGTGCAAGTGCAAGCAATCTCCTTTATTCAAGCGACAAAATGAGTCAAGAAGAATCAAGAAATGCCATTGTTAACGATGGCAATTTAATGAAAAAGTTATACGCTCAATTTTCTAATTTCTTAGAATTTTATATAAATAAGAAAACAAGAAAATATAAGTTTAAGTTTATATTTGACGGAATTAATTTCCCATTTGATAGACAAAATAGGCAAGAGGCAATTAATACTATTGCAGATAAAGGGATTGTGTTGTCTCCGTCTGCGTGGGCGAGTGCTTATGGATATAGAACAAATGATTTTGAGCACATGATAGAAGAAGCGAGCGGTGGCGAATTTAGTGACAATTTAATGCAACTATTATCTATCCATACTACTTCAAGTAGCGATGGAGGCAAGGTTGGTAGACCACGCAAGCGAGGGTCGTTATCGACACAATCACGAGAATATGATACTTCTCAAGATGATTAGAAAGGAGAATATATGTCTGAAAAATTTACAGAAGCACAATTAAATTTAATTGATATTTTATTCGACCTTTCTGTTCAAATGAACAATGCTACTGATTATGATTCCGTAGATAAAGATATAGAAACGGTTGATAAAATATCTGCTATTATAAAAAGAATGGGCGATACGATTCTTTTAGATAATAGAGGGGAAAGTGGAGGTGTAATAGAGTGAATGTAAGTGAGAAAACTATTGATGGATTATATGTGTTAATAAAACAATGTTTTGAAGAAAACCGATGGACTGATAGAATGGTCTCGGTTTTAGGTGTAAAATTTGCGTGTAATCAGTCATCTCTTTTAATTCATCATGGGGTTGCTCATGCCTACCCTAAATTGTCCGATAAAATTGGTGAACTGTGTTTAGAAAGATATAATATACCTGTTGAATATGGTAGTACCAATGAAGGCAAGCAAGAGTATGGAAGCGTAATGTCAATGATACAAGAATTAGAGGACAGAAGCATCGCTTTTCAAAACATGCTTATGGGAGTAATGAAAATTGCGTGGGAAGATAATGATTTGCAAGTATATTCTGATTTAAGTGAAATTCTTTCAGATTATAATTTTATTGTGGAGCAAGTTATACTACTCAATGACAAAATGCATTATTATGGCGAAGATGGGATTATGAAATTTGACCATGATGTGGATAAGTTTTGGAGCTTAGACGAAAATTTGTTTTAAGGCGGTGATAATATGATTATGAGACAAAAGCCAAAAGATATTGAAAATTATTGGAAAATAGATGCTCATATCTGTAGACTGCTGAACAAAGATAATATTTTGCCAAGATATTTATATGGCGGCAATTTTTATTTTATAAAAAACGCAGAAATAAATGCGTGGTTGGAAAATTATTATGGTGCTATGAAAGGTGGTGAGAGAAACGAGTAAAAACATTAAGTTTTCTATTGAACATTTTGATATGTCGGATTTTGATAACGAAGAATTTGCGATAGCGAATGTTAAGTTCCTCTCTACCAAGCCTAATTCACATGGGTTGGGAATATCACCAAATGTATTGCGTGAATGTGCGCCAACCGTTTTGGGAAAATGGCTTGTTGCAAAATATGATAAGTATGCTAATGATACTACAGACCATGACTCAACTGAGAATATAATGGGAATTTTCCCGTCCAATCAAGAAATAGTGTTTACAGATGAGGACGGTTATTTAGTTGCGTCCGCAAATGTGGTTCTATCTAAAGTATATGCGAGCGAAATATATGAAATGTTTCAACTGGACAATTTTAGAGATGTTTCGGTAGAAATGAAAGTTGAATCACATTTTGAAGGCTCAGTGGAAGTTGTAGACTCGTTTAAAATTGTAGGTGTTACAATTTTAGGTAAGAGAGTTAATGGCTCATGCCCTGATGCTAATATGGAGATTATAAGATTTTCGCAAGAAAATGCAAATAAATTTTATAATGAACAAACCAATACAACTTTTGATGTATTGAAAAGATTTTCTGAGGAAAGGAGGAAAAATATGGCTGATAAAACTTATAAGGTAAACAATACAGAGTTAAAAGAGACACCATGGGGAGATGTTGACAAAACAAAATTAAGAAATGCCGTGGTAGAAGCAAAGAACAAAGCAGAATTAGTTAAGTCTGTCTATCTTGTAGTTGAAGATGGCTGGGAAGATGCTCCTTCTGAAAAACTTAAATATCCAGTAATGGAATTAGTTGGAGATACATTTTATTATAATCGTTATGGACTTAAATCTGCGTTGGGTTATGCTAAGGCAGAGGGCGATAATAAGGTTGTGTCTGAAATAGAAAAATTATATAAGAAATTTGATTTAGATGATAAAAAGGAGGACGAAGCTCAAATGTCTGATACTAAGAATTTTGAAATTGAAGGTCGTGAGGCTTGGGGTGATGTCATCAAGAAAGTACAAGACCACGAAGGTAAAGAGGCTTATGTCGAAAGTGTTGAAAAAGACTACATTATCTATACAAAGGGTGATGTAAGATACAGAGTTGAGGCTAAGGTCGAAGTCGGTGAAGATGACAAGAGCGTAAAGGCTGAAATTAATTGGGAGTCTGTTAAAAAGGACGCTGACCAAAAGATGTCTGATGATGATGTAGAAATGCAAGACGATGCTGAGGAAATGTCGGCAGATGCCAATGTTGACCCAACAGCTCATGCTGATATGCTGAAAGAGGAAGCGGAAAAGAATCAATCTCTTGTTGATAAGCTCGCTGAAAAAGAGAATATTATTATGGAGTACGAAAAAGAACTCAAAGAATTAAGGCAGTTTAAATGCGATATGGAAGATAAAGAAAAATGCTCTACTGTAGCTACGGCTATGGCTGAAGTAAAAGAGTTTATTGACGATACAGAATTTGAGAGCCTTAAAAAAGAGGGAATGGCTTGCGATATGTCTGAACTCGCAGGATGGACAAATAAAATTAAGTCTGTCGCTTTTGAGGCAGTTAAGAACCATAATACTAACAACAATGGTATTTGGTCGATGTCAAACCCTGATATAGTTAACCCTGAACCTAAAGGTTTATGGGGATAAATAAAAATAAAAGAAAAGGAGATAATAAATTATGGCAAATTGCGTTTTAGTTCCTAGCAAAATTACAGCTATGGATGTTGATGCTTACAATGAAAGAGGAATTTATACCGCCGCAGTTAACAACGGCACACCGTTAGTCCGTGGTGCTCTTTCGACAACAAGTGGACAAGGTGAGGTATTTAGTGTTACCCCTGCATCCGCTATAGCGGCAGACCTTTGGATGGCTTATTCGCCTGAGGTTGTTACAACTGTAGACGGAAGTCTTGCATTTAAGGGGTTAGATGTAAATCCACAGGATTTTACAAATGTAGCTAATGTACCTTTTGATATGTTCAAGCCTAATGCTGGTGTAGATATTATTCAAGTTACTGGTGATTTCTTCTCAGCAACTCCAGCCGCAGGTGCGACATACGTAGAGCTTGATTCTTCGGGTGCTTTCGTAGCTAAAAGTGCCGCTACAACTGGTTATACTGGATTAGGATTTAGCATTATAGGTTCTGCTCCTGTTACTATTGCTAATGGTGCGCTTGGCGGTGAGCAAGTTACTGCTTACTACTTACTTTGCACACAGAACTAGTTTAAAAAATAAATAGAAAAGGAGATAAATAAAGTTATGAATAAAATGTTACCTAATTTAACTGCGTTTTCCGCTGGCAACGAAAAGCCTTATGAGCAAATGAGAGATTATTTCTTCCATTACATGAGTGCTAAGAACGGAAAGAAATACGGAGATTTTGATGCTTCTGTTTCACTTGACGTAAAAGAAAAGAAAATGCATGATGCTCTTATGTCCGAAATTGCAAGGGTTTCGGGACAACCAATAAGAGAGGATATGGATATGGCACATTTCTCAATGAACCCAATGATTAAGTGGGCTTCGTTCGCAGTAATTGATGCTATGATTGATGCTATCCTTCCTGAGACTATTATTGACTCTATTGGAGTTTATACAGATATTAGACCAGTGGGATTTGGAGACTCTGCTTCGTTTAGAATTGAGCCTAGAAGTCTTTATACAGTATCGCAAGGAGCAAACGCTCAAAGAACTGGATTTATTCATAAGCAGTTCGCAACGACTAAAACAATGGTAGCTGTAAACCACACTATTACAGTTGAGGTTTCGCTTTATGCTGTTCTTGCTGGACAAGAAGATATTGGTAGATTCGTAAGAAAGGCTATCATATCTCTTGAGACACAAATGACGCTTGATGCATATAATGCACTCAATGCTGGTCTCACTGCGGCAAGTGTACCTGCGGCTCTTACTCAGTCGGGATATACACAAGATGGGCTTCTGAAGCTCTGTAACACCGTTACAGCTTACAATCAGGGAGCGAAAGCTGTTATTGTTGGTACTGTAAGCGCATTATCTAATGTCCTTCCTAACCAAGCAAGTGGTTTCAGAATTTTAACTGATTCGGATGCAATGAACATTCAAGTAATTAAGAATTTCTTTGATTATGATGTTCTTGTACTTCCGCAGGTTGCTACTGGTGCGGCTGACTATGGTCTTGCATTAGATGACAAGAAGATTTATGTAGTGTCGCCTACTAGCGATAAGTTAATTAAAGGTGTGGTTGAAGGCGGGACGCTCACAAATTCTAATGATTTTTATGAGAACGCCAACCTTACTCAGAACGCTACTCTTAATAAGAGATGGAATTTTGAGTGGGTATCAAACGCAACTGCGGGACTTGTTCAGCTCGCATAGTTGTAAGATAAAATGTATATTATATGCCCTCGAAGATTATTCTTTGAGGGCATATTAATATAAAAAGGATTAAAAGGAGAATAATAAATGGCAACAAATAAAACAAAAGCTCAATTAGAGAGCGAAGTAAAAGATAAAAGTAAGGAAATCCGAGATTTAAAAAAATCAATTAGTAATGTAGAACAGCAAATGGAAGAAATGCGTAATATGGTGTCGCAATTTAATCAATCTGCTAATACGACAACTTCTACTAATGCCAAAGGCAAGATTGACGCCGATGAAGAGATTGCGGTAATTTCTTTGACACCAAATATGGTGTATCTTACTACAGAAGGTATGGGGCAAGGAGAAGTGTTTGAGTTTGAAAAGTATGGGGATATTATAGATATTCCTATGGGAGACTTAAAGGCATTAGTGTCTCATAATAAATCATTTTTCCAACAAGGTGTAGTTTTTATTCAAAACGAAGCGGCTGTCAAGCAATTAAGGCTGAAGAAATATTATGAAACAATTCTTTCAGATGATGTGTTGTCTAATATTTTAGAGCAACCATCTGCAAAAGTTATTGAGATTTATAAGATGGCTTCAAAAGCACAGCAAGAGAACATCGTAAAGATGATTACTGAAAAGAAATATAATCATCAATCAGTAGACGCAAATGTGCTTAAGGAAATTGGCGATTTATGTGGTAGAAATTTAATTGATTTGGAAAATCCTATGGATATAACTATTGAATAATGGAAAAGGAGGTGCTGTTAATGGCTACGTCTTTTGAAGTTGTATATGATAGAGCATTGACAACTATAGTAGATTATAAATTAAACGCTTTAGCTCAAAGTGATTATAATAGTTTTCTTTTATATCTACAAGGTATTTTAGTAAGGGCAATACCCGATTTTAATGAGTGTCTTACTGATTTAAGTTATGATGTAACCTTAGAGACTCCTTCCTTTACAAACAACTTGTCGAATAAAGAAATAAATATTTTGGCAGAGATTATGGTGTATGATTGGTTTTCGGGAAAAATAAACGATGTGACACAGTTTCAGGGGCATTTAAACAATAAAGAGTTTAAGGTTCACTCTGAGGCACAGAATTTAAAAGAAAAATCGGAGTACCTTGATAGATTGCGTGAAAAATATCGGCAAGATATAACTGATTATCAACTTATTAATATTTCTAGCATATCTTACTTTAATGTATAGGAAGTTGGTGGAATAGTTGATAAAAGATAAATTAATCAATGAAACCTATAAGGTCTTGTGTGTATATGAAAGTTACGAAAAGGGACTTGTTACTTTTGAGAATTATAAATGTTGTTTAAGAAGAGTTATAATTATGTTATCGGGGGTTACATCATGTGATGTGGTTTTAAATAGTATAATCGAATTAAATGGGTTGCGTATTTTGGATAATACTGTAACACATAAAGATGTAAAACAAATAGTATTACACATTACGAATGAGATTAAGAGAAATTTAGATGATAATATATCATTGAATTTTGAAGATATACGAAGGGAGGAATTGTTAGATGCTAACATATTACTCTAATTATTTACAAAACCTTTCTGAATCTTCATCGAGTTCATATACAGATTTGTTACAGGCTACTATTAATGACCAATGGGATAATACAACTCAAGTTATAAAGGTAAAAGAACAGTCACAAGTTGGTTCAAGTGTTTACAATAGTGTGGTGGTTCGTGTAGATTATGCTATTGATATGGGAACAGGCTATAAACAAGATGATGACCATAAATTGTTTGCATTTCAAGATTTAACACATAATGTAGCAAAGGGCAGATTATATCAATATGATGATGATTACTGGATAACAATTAATACATCTGAGGTCGGTTCTATATCTAAGGATATTAATGTGCGTAGATGCACAAATATGATGCGATGGATAGACCCGCAGACTGGATATTTAAACGAAGAACCGTGTGTAATTGAATATGTATTAGAATCGCCCAATGCTTTAAAAAACAAAGAGATTGTGGTTGCAAATGGTCACATCTCGATACTGTGTCAAGGAAATTTAGTAACGAGAAATATACCTAAAAATACTAGATTTTTATTTAATGGACAACCGTTTAAGCTTTTAGCAACTCAAAATATGTTAGATGAGGGAATTACAGAAAACCAAAATTCTGATTTATTGTATATAGATATGTATTTAGATATGATTGAGCCCGATGATGACTTGACAAATAATATAGCTAATGCAAGCCAATATCAATACACAATAAATACGTATTGCTCAATAAATGAGCAAGTAAGTGGGTTCAGCGGTGTAGCGTATTCTACCGTCACATTAAATGGAAACGCTGTAAATAGGAATATTAATTATTCGGGGAATAGTAATGTAACCGTTAATACAACGACTGGAGCGTATACTCTGACTGGTGCTGTTGGTACGGTTGCAACTATTACAGCGAATATAGTGGGTAACCCTAATTTAACAAGTAGTATTAATATAAATATTGTTCAGTCAATAACAGATAGTTATGAAATGGTGGTATCGCCGTTGTATGATGTCGTTAAAGTGGGACAGAGTATTACGTTCACAGCGAATGAGTATAAAAATGGCGTTGTGCAATCTACACCTTGTCAGTATTCAGTGGATGGGTTAGCACTATCTGCGTACACTTTAGCACAAACTAATAATAGTTTTATTATCACACCAAACACATTTAGTTCAATACCAATATCTCTCACGTTATATACTCAAAATTGCACAAAGACCGTTCAAATATATTGTAAATCGGCATTTTAAGGAGGGTGAATATGAATAATTTTACGCCAACGACATTTAATAAATTTGAATCACTCCCCTATATCCCTTATAAAATAGCGGTAAAATTATTAGAAAATGATAATTTATTCAAGCTATTAAAATATAACAGCTATGAATGTCTTTCTGAACCGAATTTAACGATGGAAGAAAAGGCAAACATGATATGGAAAGACCAAGCAAATATGGCTGATTTCTATGTATATCTTACTAATGTTGAGCCTGATGAATTAATAAATTCTAAGACGATACTAAAAATATATAAATATGATAATAACCCAATTACTCCAATGATGTCTACTATTTCATATAGATTAGATATTCTTTGTGGGACAAAAAACGCTCTTGTTGATTATAACGAAGTGCCTTGCCCTAGATTAGATGTAATTGAAATGGAGATTTTAAAATCTCTCAATGGCGAAGATGTTGCTGGAGCTGGTTATTTACAATTTAATCATGAATTGTCAAGGTCTTGTAGGTCTATGATGACTATTGGTAATAACTATACGTTTACTGGCACAACTATGGTTATGGCAACACAATTAAGTGTAGACCCTTATGATAGTGGGTGTTAGCGTATGGAGGATGTACGGAAATTTATAGAGCCATACGTGGCATTTGATAAACCTGTCGAATATGAGGGGTTTAAAATTTATCCTATAAAAGCTAAGGATTACTACGATTTCGTCAATAATTATATTGTTTTAAAAATGGAAAAGAATAAAGTTCCTGATGTAAAAATTATACAAATGAGTTATTTAGAATATTTATTTAGAATAATTTGTGAAGATGAAAGTGCTAAAAATGCGTTTTTAGTAGTATTGAGATTGTCTTTTGGTATTGAATTTTCTCAAAAGAAAATGATGCCATATAACGACCCTATTACTAACGAAGCGTTTCATAAGGGGGCATTTTTACAATTAGTCAATAAAAATAGCGATATTGCACGATATTATATAAATGGATATGGAGTGCAATTTGTAATTGAGGGAAACAGAGTTTATTTATTGTTATTTGGCAAAAGGATTTCAGCATCGCAGTTTGATGAAATAATTAGAATTATATTTTATCAAAATGATTACTCTTATGATGATTCACCTATGAGTGCGGATTTCAAGCGAGTGGTGGACGAATATTATTCTCTTAAAAATAAGGGGCTAGTGTCGCCAACTATCGAAGATAAAATGATAGATATTATGAGTCAAACAGGATTGACAAAAGAAAAATTATGTGAAATGCCAATACGAACTATAGATAAACTTTTGGTTACAATACAAGATGCAATAAATTATCGAATCTCTCATACGTATAATATATTAAGTACAGAAAAGAATGATATAGACGATTGGGTAGTTAAGAAAAAGAAAGAAAGATATTCTGAAGTATTTTCTAGTACGGACGAAATAGAAAGTAAGTTTAAATAATTTTTAAGGAGGAGACTATGCAAAAATATATTTTAGCAGGTGTGGGAACTGTTCTCGGTTTTGATAGAACGGCTAACAGCAATTTGTTATTTAATGCTCACACTTTAACAGAATCTTCAGTAACCACTGAAGTTACAGCAGAGGATATTCGAGGAGGATTAAGCAATCCTATACTCGGAAAATATTTCCATAACTCCATGATGAACTGCACTATCACAGATGCGCTGTTTAATTTACAGTATCTTGCTCTGAATGTTGGTGGAGATATTACGATTGGTGGAGACAGTATTGCAAGCGAAACAGTTACAACGTCTGTTGCTAACCAAATTACAGTGACAGGAACTCCTGCCGCCTTCGGCACTGCTGGAACGGTTGGTTGGTATTCGTTAGCTGGAAAGGACGATTGGTCAACAATTACATTTACAGGGAAAAATGCACCTGTGACAAATCTTCCGCAAGGAACAGAGGTATGTGTTAAGTACAATTCAGATGATACATCAATGTCATCATTTGTTGTTTCTTCTAACATCATTCCTTCTGAAATTCATCTTCAGATGATTTTCCCACTATTTTCGGCTGGGCAAACAACATTTACAAGTTCATATCAAGTTGGAGAATTGATTGTTGATATTCCAAGATTCTTATTGAATGGTGGATTTGACCTCAAGCTTACATCTTCGGGTGCGGCAACAACTGCTTTGAGTGGTTCTGCATTAGTATCTTATGAGACAGCTAGTTGTAGTGATATGGGGCAGTATGGTAGAGTAATGGAGAAGATTTCGGGTGCAACATGGTACGATGGGCTCGATACTATTGCTGTTGATAATGCCGATATTCAGCTTGCAACAAGTGAAACACAAACACTCAAGCTGTGGGGCGTTTATAATAATGGAACGGCTATGAGTACACAGCCATTAGACAATACCCTTATGACATATACAGTTACGCCATCAAACGTTGCGACAGTATCAAATGCTGGTGTTGTAACAGCTACGGCAACTGGAAGTGCTTCAATTAAGGTTGTAGCTACCGATACCGCAAGTTCTTCAAATCCTATTGAGGGTTATGCAAGCGTAACAGTATCTTAATTTAATCTATTAAAAAGGGGGATGGGATTTTTCTATCTCTCTTTTTTTTAATCAAAGGAGTGCGTGTTAAATGTTTTGTGAATATTGCAAAGTGGCGAGTTATAAAGATTTATGCCAGTGTAAAATAACAGGCAAACCTTGTGGATTTGTTCGTAGGTGTTTACATGACAAATGTTGGAAGCCGTTAGATTATATGACATATTGTAAAATAAGGAAAGAGGGTGTTATTGTGCCTAAAGGTAAGAATAGAGTTAGATTCGAAATGAGGGGTATACTATATGTAGATGTTGATGATTTTACATATGAAATTAAAAACCCTTATGATTATACTCCTAATTATGTAGAGGTTACTAAAGTTGGCGGCGAATATTATATAAAAGGATTTGAGCCAAAGAAAAAGAGTGATGTTGCTAAAGATAGCGACAAGACCAAAGATGAAAAGGAAAAGGAATGAAACGCTTTGTAAATCAATGGTGCGTTTATAATGTAGATTTGGGCGAACCTAATGGGTCAGTGCAAGGCGGTGTTCGCCCTTGTCTAATCGTTCAAAATGCTATAGGTAATTCATATAGCCCAACAACAGTATGCGTACCTATTACTCATCAGCAAAACAAATCCAATATTCCTCCGCATTATACATTGTATAAATCGGAATATCCGTTTTTTAATTATAATACCAATGTATTATTGTGTGAGCAAATTGTGACGATTGACGTACATAATCAAGTATTACAGTATATGGGCAAAATAAAAGATAATGATAAAGAGCCTATATTGAATACTATTAATAAGAATTTCATTTTAAAGGATGAAAGGAGCAAATGATGAAAGAAATAACAATGGCTAAAGATATTCACGATAGTGAATATGATGTGGATATAAGACCGTATATAACCAAGAGCGAGAAAACACAAATCGTTGAAGGTATGCTTGGCATGGAAGATTATTTTGATAGAGAGCTTTATTTAGACTCTGCGTTACTTGAACTTTGTGCTGGAATAAAAGAATCGGTAGATTACGACACATATAAATCTTCGGGATTTATTCTCATGGTTAGGGATTATGTAACGGATGATATTCAAGAAATTTATGACGCTATAAAGTATTATGAGAGCGTTGAAATGTCAGTTAAACAAACATTAGGTAAAATGACTGATGTTATGGAAAAGACCTCTAAATCACTTCCAAGTAAGGCAAAAACAAACAAGATGATTGATGTGCTTTTAGCTAAGGGCGAAGAATTAATGGGTGAGAAACCTCAAGAGTAGAGGTGATATAAATGGCTACAGAAATAAGAACTGAAGCCCAATTAAACAAAGTGTTGGGTACAATTACTTTAAGTGTATTAGATGATGTTTTGGAAAATATGAGAAATGCCTTGGAAAATTGTATAGAGGAAGAGGTGTATTCTACTTATGAGCCAATGTATTATGAAAGAACATACGATTTTCGTATGGCTTGGGAAGTGGAAAAAGCCAAAATTGTTGGTGCGGCTATGAGCGGAGAAATAGAATTTAATCCTGATTTATTAGATGTTGACGAAACTTATTTTCAACATACTCAAGCTGAGAAATTGGCTGAATTGGTATATAATGGATATGCTCCAAATTGGACTAACGCTGTAAATAGCACCCCAGCACGAAATTATTGGAATCCATTTATAACAATAGTCAATGAAAATTTTAGAAATTGGGTAAAAGAAGGATATATAAAAAGAGGATTGGTGGTTCTTTAATGTGTGAACAAATTGTACTGTCTTTAGACATGTCTACAACGTGTACTGGGTGGGCATTATTTAAGGAAAAAGAGTTAATTGATTACGGAAAGATTACGCCAAATAAAAGCGATGAATGGCAAGACCGATTACAAGAAATAACTTTTGAAATAAAATCGGTAGTTGAGCATTACAACCCAACTAAAATTGTTGCTGAAGATGTACCATTAAAGCGAAGCGGTGGTATGAAAACATTGGTTATGTTAGGAGCTGTTCAGGGTGCTTTGTTGGCAATATGCGGAACATATGACATTGAATATCAATTAGTCCCTGTTGCCACATGGAGACGCAAAGTTGAGTTATTTGATGGGACAGAAAAAGGAAAGGAAAGAAGTGTTTTAAAACAACATTCTATAGAATTGGCGAATAAACTATTTGACTTATCGTTGGTTTATAAAAGTCCTACAAGTAAATTTAACGATGATGATATTAGCGATGCTGTTCTAGTGGGTTATTCCACTTTCTTAAAGGATAAACGGTTAGGTAAAAAGATAGATATATAACCTTGTAAATAAGAAAGGAGGAAATATATGGCAGGTAGTACATTTTCCGTACTGGTTGATGCTCACCTTAATACTGCAACTTTGAGAGCTGATTTAGAATCTATGAGCAAAACTGGAACTCTAAGTGTTGATATGACGCAAGCTCAAAAGGGCGTAAACACTATGAGTGAGTCTATAAGTGGTACTCAAAAAAAAGTAAAAGGTTTAAGTGGAGTATTAAAAGATTTTGGTACAACCGTAGGGAAAGTATTTAAGTTTGCGGCGGCTACTGCGGCTATTGGTGCTGTTACGACCGCTGTATATAGTGCTGGTCAAGCAATAAAGGAATATGATGCGGCACTTATAGATTATCAGAAAGTTTCTGATTTGAGTGGTGAATCATTAAATAAGTATGCTAAACATTTGGGCGAATTGGGTTCAAGTGTGGCGAGGACTCGTAAACCATGGTGCGAGAACGTATAGTAATATGCGTTAAGAATCTACCTAAAACTCATAACTCTTAAAGCCTTATAAACTACAGCACAAGGATGAAATATGCCTAAATGCGAATGTGGGAAACTGTTAAAAATTATAAGGATAATCTATGATTGAAAAATCTAAGGGTGGTAAAAATAGATGATGAGTAGCGAAGTTCCGAACAGGAATGTGTTGAACGACTACCACGATGCAATAATAAGGTATGTGATAATACACGAAGCATCATATGTGGGTACAACTCAAGCGAGTTGGAAACGGTAGACCCCTTATATTAGGGTGAAGAAATAGTCTGAACAATTTATGAAAGTAAATGGAGATGAACAATCTCATTAAGAAGTAGCGATTCTTAATAAACGAAAAATAGACCGAAATGATTTCAGCTTCAACAGAATTTAAGAAAAGTGGATATTCTGATAAAGATAGTGCAAAATTGGCGAAAGTTGCATCTTGATTATAAGGATGAGTGTGTGGTGACATACATTAAGAATAGGGTGAATTGCTGGAAAGCTAAACTTAATTGAGCAAGCCAATCAGCATCCAAGATTTTGTTGAAATACAAAATAAGGTTCACAGACTATCGAAAGCAATCAAGTAAAATAATACTTGACAAATGTAACTAATTATGATATAATTAGAATAAGTCCAATAATGGAACGAAGCGAGTAGAGTACACTTTAAGTAAAGTGGAAGTGCCCTATATCTGTAGATTACAGATAAAGATATAGTCGAAACTCATGTGAAAATATGAGAGGTTGTTTAAGGAGAAATAATATGGCGTGGTATATACCGCAATCACAGATGAATAATAACCCACTAGATAGAAAAATTGTAATAGATAAAATTAGTCAATATGGATATAAGCCTATAAATAAGAATTTTGTTTATATTAATCAAGAAACAAAAATACCATGTTATGATTGGGATGGTTATATAGTAAATGTAGCGTATGCAAGATTAGGTAAAGTAAAAAATTTTTTAAGGTTTGATACAAAAAGTAACTTAGAAAATTTTGTATATAATGCTAATATACTAGGCTCTAAACTTAATAACAAATCCAAAGTTGTTAATGTGTATAAAACTTCTAAGGATAAAATACGTAAAAATAGTAGGATAGTTGTTGGGTGTATTTGTGATTGTGGAGAATATTTTGAAACTGATTGGGCAGAGTGGAGAATGGGGCGTAAATCAGTATGTGAAGATTGCATTACAAAATATTCTAAGTTAGAAATGACAGTAAGAAAATTTTTAGACTGGAATCATATTGCTTCTATATACCAATATAAATTTGATGATTGCGTATTAAAAAAATGTTTACCGTTTGATTTCTTTTGTCCCATGGAGAATTTATGTATTGAAGTAGATGGAGAACAGCATCGAAAACCAAGAGCTTTTAATGGTGGAGATAAGGCTTTTGAAAATATTCAATCACGTGATAATATAAAAACGCAATATTGTAAAAATAAAAATATTGCATTATTAAGAATAACGAATAAAGAAATTATAAATGGGAAATATCGAGACAAAATTCTTAAAGCAACCAATCGAAAGTAACGATTTCGATTTAATATAATTGTTATATCAGAACATCGCCGATGAACAATTAAGTGCGTCAGATGCATCGAGTGTAATTATTTCGCAGATGAAAGCGTTCAATATTACTGCGGATAAATCAACACATATCATTGATAGTATCAACGCCGTAAGTAACAATTTTGCCGTATCTTCAGGAGATATAGGTAGAGGATTAACGTCAGCAGGTGCGGCGTTAAGTACATATGGTAACTCGTTTGAACAGACGATTGGGTAAATAACTTGCTCAAGTAAAACGACTTTAATTGACGGGGAAACCCTAAAGTTTTATACACCAACTTATAATGGAGACATATATAAGGGCAAACAGTAATGTGTTTGGTATGGTAAAAGATATAAAGATATATGGGCAATCCGCAACCAAGCATCTAAAGAGTATAGATGAAGGCTCAAAGATTATCGAAAGCAATAAATGTAACTAATTAATTTTAGAATAAGTGCTATTAAGCAACGAAGTGAGTAGAGTAAAACACGAGTGTGTTTGAAAAGGGTCGGTCTAATATAGACATGATATAATCTAATCTTATGTGAGAGCATAAGGCAATAATTTGCATAAAGGATTAACGAACCTTTATAAATATAAATGTAGTGACAGCGGGTACTGAGGTAATGCACGGTAAAGCCCAACAAGTTGCGAGAGGGAGAATTTAGCCCTAGTTGTATAGAAATATGCAATAGCAACAGAAATATAAATACAAATCTAAACCCAGTAAATCCTAAAGTTCTAATAACTACAACGTAATGATGAAATAAGCATAAGCGTGAATGTGCGAAAGTATTAAAAATATTAGAAATGGCTCATGGTTGAAAAACCTAAAAGTTAATACAATGGAGTTTTGGGTGCAAAGCCTCGAATAGAGGTGTGTCTAACGACTATCCCATAGGTGAACATATCACAATAGGAGTAAGGCTACTATGTCTAAGGTAGCGGGTGAAATTCCCTTAATTTGAAATGATTTGCTCTTAACAGGTAATGCTGAAGATGAAGAAATAGTCTACTCTCGTATGAAAGTGCGAGGAATTTAATGTTGATAATAGGAATATATTATCAACATTAGTTCATTAAAGTGTGACGAACTTTAATAAATATCAAGGCTAAATACAGTCGCAGGGCGTGTAGCTAAAAACAGCGATGCCCTAGCGAAATATGGAGTATCAGTAAAAGATTCAAATGGGAATTTACGTTCAACATACGACATCTTAAAAGATTTATCGCCGCAATGGAATAAGATGTCAAACAGCGAGAAAGTTTCATTAGGAAATACATTAGCAGGTTAAATGATTTTAGCCCGTATAGACTTAATTGACGGGGAAGAAAAGGGTCGTGCCTTTTATCTATACTAATAGTATGGATGCCTAAAGTTTTGCATACCAACCTAAAGTGGTAACATATTTGGGGGCTTAAAGTAACTAATTAAGATATGGTAAAAAATGTAAAAATATATGGTCAATCCGCAACGAAGATTCCATTGGAATATGGAATAACGCTCAACGCATATCGAAAGCAATTAGTATAATACTAATAAATGTAACTTTATTATATAAAGAATAAGTGGGGAATCCCAACGAAGCGAGTAGAGTAGGTCATAATGCTAATGACCGAAAGAGTCTACACTTAGGAATAAGTGAAAATATATGCTGGTCAACATAGGAAAACTATGTGAGTATTTTATTGATAAAAAGGAAAAAGATGAAGAGAAAATTTGTAGATTTAACAGGTCGAAAATTTGGATTATTAACACCACTATATCGTACACATATTGGAGACAATGGTAAAAAATTAGAAAAGATTAGTTATTATTGCTCTTGTGAATGTGGTGGACATTGTTATGCCACGTATACACAATTAGTAAATGGAAATATTACGAGTTGTGGATGTAATAGAGGGCACGGTGGCAAAAAATATAAACTTAAATTTTTAGATGTTAAAAAAACATTTAATGATAGAGAACTTATTTTAGATGCTAATGAATACATTAATTCTAAAACCGCAATGAATTGCCATGATGCAGACGGATATAAATATAGTTTATCAAACGACTCAGTTTCAGATAAAAGGACAAAATCATTTGATAGATTTTGTAAGAAAAACAAGTTTGTATTATATAATATACAACATTGGATAGATTTACATGGAGTTCAAACTAAGTTGCTTAATACAGAATATCATGGCGAGAGAGATGTCTTAAACTTAGTTTGCGAATGTGGTAGACCCTTTCAAAGTACATGGAATCATTTGCAAGTATTAGATAAAACTAAATGTTATACATGTTGTAATGGGTCTCGATTAGAACAAGATATAGAAGATTATTTAATTGAAAATGATGTGAAGTATGTTAGAGAAAAAACCTTTAAAGGATGTCGTGATAAAATAAGTTTACGATTTGATTTTTATTTGCCTGAATATAATCATGTGATTGAAGTAAATGGGGCACAACATTATATAGAGGTGGATATGTTTATTGATACTTTGGCTGAAAGACAAAGAAGAGATAAAATAAAATTAAACTATTGCTTGAATCACGATATAGGATATACCGCAATTCCTTATTGGGATATAACTGGGCACAAAGCAAATAATAAATATAAAGAAACAATCAATAAAATACTGAAATAATTTAGCACATTATTTCAAACACAAACGGTAAATCAATATAAGGTAACACAAAATAAAATGCCTTTAACAAACTATATCGGTTAAAATCTAGAGATAGACAAGACCGAGCAAAGACTTGACAACTGTCAAGAATGTGTAACGACTGCGATAGCCTTTATGGTAACATATAGGTTTAAGTTTGTTCTTGTTATAAACAAGTAATATACAGTCTGAACTCACACTATAATCTAAATATGAAATGTGAGAAATAGCTAGAAATAACTATTCGCCTTGTAGTGAGGTCAGTAACCAACAATTTGATGGTGAAAGTAACAGAGTGATTTGCGGCAGTAATGGGAAATTTCAAAACTGCCATCAAAGCTAATGAAACTGCGTTAAATTCTTCGGGTTCAGCCGCCAAAGAGAACTCGAAGTATATGCAAAGTTTAAGTGCTTAAAATTCGGATTTAGGTACTATATTATAGCGATATAATATAAGCAACAGACTTAATTGCTGGAAACCCCTTAGAGATTCATAAACTACAACATAATTAGAAATAATAAGTGTGAATGTTAAAAAATTATGAATATTGGGCAATCAGCAGAGAAGCCTCACTTGAAATAGTGGGGAACTTTCAACGACTATTAAAAGCAATTAGTGTAATACTAATAAATGTAACTTTGGAACACAAAGAATAAGCCATTATAATGGACGAAGCGAGTAAAGTACATGATAAATTCATGGAAAGAGTCTGCTCTATGATAAATAGATGAAAATATAGTCTATCCTCATGTGAAAGCATGAGAGAAATATAATAAATAGGTGAAAATATGGATTATGAGGAAATAAAGAATAAAGTTGAACAATATGGCTATGTGCTATTAAGCGATTCTTATAAAAGCAATAATGATATTATATATATAGCATTACCATATTATATGTTTGAAACAGATGAATATATTAAAATTTTAAATACCTATTTATAAAATATTTCAAATAAGAGAAAGTCGAAGGATTAAAAGCGGCATGGCAAGAATTAATATTAGGAAACGGTGGATTAGTACAAGGGGCTAAAGTTTTACTTGATGTAGCTACTGGTTTTCTCAAATTGGGTGACTCTATTGGAGGAATACCTATAGCATTAACTGCGGCGGCGGCGGGGTTCGTTAGCTTGTTAATACATTTATCTAAATTTTCAGATGCGGCAACTAAAGCGGCAGAGGCGAGTAAAGAACTTACCATTATTCAAAAGGCAAGTGCTGGATGGGATGTATTAACAGCGGCGATATCAAAATACGCCTTAAAAATAAAAGATACTGCTGTTGCACAAGCATTTTTAAACAGCCAAATGTCAGCGATGTTAGCGGTCGCCGCACCGTATATAGCAATAGTGGCTGGAATCGTTGCTGGTGCATACGCATTAGATAAAGCCAACAAAAAATGGGGCGGTAGTCTTTCTAATGATGCGGCGTTCCAAAAGGCATCTAAAAATATTGATGCATACAGTAAGAAACTCAAGAGTATGGAAAAGGGTACGCAATCCGATTTGAGTTCTGCAAGTGGAGATGCTAATTATTATAGTGCTTTATACGACCAGCTTATGGATATAACCGATGCAAATGGTAAAGTTAAAAAAGGTGAAGAGGCAAGAGCACAGTTCATAACTGGCACGTTAAATAGTGCATTGGGCACTAATATGCAACTTCAGAATGGTATCATAACTGGGTTAAATGGCGAAAAGGGTGCTGTTGAAAAATTAATAAAAGCTAAACAAGCTGAAGCAATACTTGAAGCGTATAAAGATGATTATGTCCAAGCATTAAAAGATAGAGAAAAGGCTGAGAAAAACTATCAAACAGCATACGAAAAAAATAAAAAAGCACAAGCTAAAGCGGCTAAAACTGGTTCAACGGCAGACGCAAAAGCGGCACAGCAATCTCAGAAAGCCTTAGATAAAGCTACTGCTAATCTTCATAAAAATGCTAAAGCCCAAGAGAAATATACTAAGGCTATGAAGTTAGCGGCTGAGGGTAAAACTGATGAAATTATTAAATTAAGTAATCAGGAAATAGATACCGCCGATGACGTTACAAGCAAGCATTATGCATCATCTAAGAAAAAAGTAAAAGCTATCAATAAAGAAATTGATGCTATTAATACTCAAATTGATGGGTATAAAAATTTACAAAAGGGTGTAAGCAAAAATAGTGATGAATACAAAGAGTACCAAAGTCAAATTGATAAATTAAAGACAAAAAAGGGAGAACTAACGACAGCTCTTAATACCGAAAAGGCGGCGATGAAGTCTAATGGAGATGCCACTAAAAAAGCTGGAGATAAAATGTCGTTAGCTCGTGTGCGAGCTGTAAATTTAAAGAACACACTACGTAGCGGATGGTCAATTAATCTTTCGGGCGTATTTTCATCTCTTAATAGTCTTATAACCAAAGCTGGTCAAGCAAGAGAGGCTATTAGGAAAGCAAACGGCGGTGGTACTAGGGGCGTTAACGCCACATCAACTAAAGCCGCAGGCGGTGAGTCTCAGGGTGGAGATACGCTCGTAGGTGAAAAGGGGCGAGAACTTGTTCAGAGTGGCGATATTGCATATATGGTCGGCGAGTATGGTGCAGAAATTGTCAAATTAAAAAAAGGCGATTTTGTATATACTAATGCTCAGACTGAGCGTATGCTCAAAGGTCAAAAGTCATCACCTAGACTTAAAGCTCGTTCAAAAGGTACAAAAGATACTTTAGATAGTTATTTTGATACTTACGAGGAATGGTTATCTAAAGGCAGTAAAAGTGTATCACAATATTATAATGCGACTGTAGGAAATGCAACAACATATAAAAAGCGTAAATGGATAAGTGCATCTGATTACATGGATGCTTTAGAGAGTAGTGCTAGTACATTATTTTCAACGATGGACGATTTATATGATGCTGGAGCAATTTCTACAAAAAATTATTATAATAATCTGCTTAAATATGCAAATGCATATAAATCAAAAGGTGCTTTAACTGTTAAAGAGTATTTTGATTATATAACTAAAGCAAAAGATACACTTGTTGATTCTGTCAAGAACGATTTGGAAAAATTAGAAGATAAAACGAGTGGAACTGTAGATTCTTTAGAGTCTAAGTTTGGTGCGTTTACAACTTATGCCGATGAGCAAAAGACAATATTGCAAGGGCAATTAGATGCTCTCGATGCTAAAGAATCGGCTTTAAATGGGACTGATTTAGCTGGGCTTCAGAAAAACTTGGAAACGGCTCAAAATAGCAAAAATGTTCGAGTGTATAGCGCGGCGAAAGGCTGGCAGTATGAAGCCGACCAAAGTGCTGTCGATGAAGCTCAAAAGGCTATTGATGAGTATAACCTTAATCAAGAAAAGCAAGCAATACAAGACCAAATGGATGCGTATGATAATTTCTTGAGTGAGCAAGAAACGTATTTGAATAAATATATTCAAGAACTTGAATTAGGTAAAACTATTGAAGAAGTTGTATTTAAAGATAGAGAACAAAACTTTGATAATTTCAAAGAATCGTATCTCGAATATATGAAAGACATGTTGAAGGCTCAGGATGAGTATGTAGCGGCTCAGAAAGAAAACTCATTAGTTTCTAATGCTGATAATT